GATTGTCTAATACCTGATGCAGCTCCAGTTGAACCACTAAGATGTAATTTTGTTTGTGGACTTGTTGTTCCGATACCAACATTTGCAGCTGAATCATCAATGAATATTGCATTACTGAAATTAGTAGATTGTATTGTAATATCGTGAGCATTTGAAAATAATTTAAAAGCACTACCATTAAAATTTAAATCGTTTGCAGATACATCATATTTCATTCTATTTGAACCATTGAATATTTGAAAATCATCTTCAGCAAAAAGTGTTCCACTTCCACTTATGTCACCTTCTACGGTTAATGCTTTTGATGGACTTGTTGTTCCGATACCAACATTACTACCACTAATCACCATAGTGTTTACGGTACTTGAAGATATGGTCAATACTCCTTGTACACCATAAGAACCTAATCTTAATTTATTATTAGTTTTTCCAAATAAAGAAGCATAACCAGTATCAAAAGTTATCTGACCATTATTTAAACCACTACCAAAATTAAATGTTCCACCATTGCTAAGTTGTAAAGCAGTTCCTATGGTTAAATCACCACCATCAATATCTACATCACCATTAAAATCAGCACTTGTTGCAGTAATTGAACCATCAGTAGATATGTTTCCAGCTACTTCTACATCACCACTTGCACTTATAGAACCTGTGAAGGCGTGAACATCATCAGTAGAGTCACCAAATATATTTGAACCACTTGCAAATGACTGAGTCATATAAGTTATAGATGAAGATACAATATAATTTTCTGCAATTATATTACCAGTAGCTATTATATCACCACCCACATTTAAGGTAGTTCCGTCTCGTGGGTCAGCGTTTATTCCAACATGTTTAGAACTGCTCACCCTTAATGCAAAATTAGAGCCAGTTCCATCTTGAACCACACCATCTTCTACTTGTAATAATTTCTGAAAATTAGTCGATATTATTTTATTTGTCAAATCAGCCATTTAAGTTCCCCAATTATTTCAACATTTATACTTATAAATAAATATTGTTTTTTTATAGTTTTATACATTCTAATTATCTCACTAGCCCCTTAATATTATCATTGGGGTTTTTCAATTCAAAAACAGTTGGTGATGATGGTAATGGTGGTCTAATTACACCATCAAGTAGTGCTGTTTCAAATTCATATTTATACCCATAACCTGCGTTACCATTTGCTTGAAAGCCACCTGATATACCATTATCAAGTATACCATCAATATCAACATCATCACTATATGAATAGTTCCAAGTTTTAAAATTTAACTCCTCACCACTTGAATTTGGATGATAATCAACGTGTTGAGATATTGTTACATGATTTAAAGAACGAACACCTTCAACACCCATCAATTCATATTCTAATTGACTAATATAAATTGGTTGATTAAATTGCATTTTTTCTATTCTAAAATATTCTCGTATTTTTTCAATACACAAAAGTTTTACTTTTGATTTATCTGCATATTGTTCAGCAACGACATCAAAAAATACACCAAAGTTTACTATATGACCATCTATAATTTGAACAGTATCAGTTAATATTTTGAAGTTAGATATATAATTTTTTATGTTTGACATTAATGTGGCTGGAACACTATCTGTGACTGAAGAATTAGCGTAAGAAGTCATTGGATTACCAACTAAATTTTTGTTACTATCAAAAGCAAGAACATATATGTTTATGGCTGAAATTTCATAAGAGCCAGCTTGAGCTGAATTATTATTCATACTTGCCAATTCAGTATCTAACATTTCTTGTATCTTCACCGTCATACCACTTAAACCTGATATTATAACAGCCATATTAAATGCATGGGGTGTACCACTATTTTCTTCTATAAGATAATTAACTAAGGCCTGTTGTATATCAGGTACATTATTATTAATACCACCATTAGGACTAAAATCATCTAACCCTAAATCATCTCCAAAACCTGCAGAGTTCTGATTAGCTCCAACAGCAATGAGACTATTCATTTTATTATTTACGGAAGTTAAATTTCCTAAAAATAAATCTTGATTAAAATCAATGTCACCAGCTTCGTTCCTTGAAACATATACCTTAGCAATACTTCCATATTTCGATGGTATGTTCATAATTCTAGCTTCATAATCTTCTTTAGTTACACATCTGTTTTGTGTTGTAAAAAATGCTTTAGCTTTTTCTCTAATCTCATCAATGGTTTCCTCATCTTTACCACCACGAGCCGCATAATTATTTGATACAGATAAATTACTAATACTACCACCGGAACCAGCCATAGAATTTCCAGTAGAAACACTATTTAAATTTCCAACTGAAGCATTTGAGTCTATTCCACCACCTACTCTATAAGTTATAGTTAGTGTCGTATTGTTTGGTGTTTCACCTAGAGTTGAATATTCATCACCTAACAATGGATCTATAGCTTGATTTAAATCATTTGTTTGTCCAGCTACAACTATACCAATTTGCTCCAAATCTATAAACCCATCATCAACCAATTGACCATTTTTTAAAACACCATTTCCAAATATAAGTGAAGTTGTATTATCAGAATTAGTTTCACGAGTAAATCTTTTACTCGTTTTAATATATTGTAAAGAATATGGAACAGCCATAGTCTCATTTGCACCAGTAGTTAAATTTTGGTAAGCACTTGTTCTATTATCCGCTGTATAGTGAGTTGAGATAGGTACTTTATCTTGTGCTAAAAAATCAACCTCATACCAATTATTTCCATTTGAATCTACACACGATATAATATCTATTACATTCGTATCAGATAATGTTAATTTTTTAAATTTTTCAGGAGAACTAATTTGAAATGTTGTACTTATCTCTTTACCACTAATAGCTCTTACGGTTCTTGATAAAGTATAAGTTGAAGCTAAACCACTATCGCTATCAGTATTTGAAACAATATTAGTATCAATTGACTGTGATATTTGAAAATCTAAAATATCCAATGTTTCAAAAGTTAAATCAGTATCAGATCCTTTAACTTGTAAGCCCCTATCAAATATACCACCCGTTGAATAATCTACCTTTGAAGTATCCACAGTCATACTACTTAAATCTTGTGTAAATGTTAAATCAACATAAGAAGGAACTATCGGTTTTACTTTATAACCAAACATATTAGCCATTGTAATTATATTTTTTCTTTCTTCAGCAAGAGGTAACATCATTTCACGGTATTGTTGGTCGATATAAAAAGATAATACATCACCAACATATGCATTCATTTCCAATAACATCATACCAGGTGATGTTTCATTAAAATCTCTATATGTATCTGGAAAATATGATTTTGCATAATCCATCAATGATGATTTTAATGCAGTAAAATCTTTATTTAAATAATTTACATTTGATTCTTTAAAATTCTCTTTACCATAACTTGGCATATTTTATCTCCATATTAATATCCACCAGCTGATGAATTTGCGCTATCATTTATATTACTTGAAAAATCTAAACTAACCGAATCAGTTGAAGTTGGATCTTGTTCTAAATTGAAAAGTATTCTAACTACTATTTGATTAATATCCGTTCTACTTTCATCATTTACCACCTCTATATCAGTAACTTGAACAAATGGTAACCAAGTTTCAAGTGAGTCTAATATTTTATTTTGTATTGATAATATTGTATCGGAATCAACTTGTTCAAATATTAAGCTTCTCAAATCTATACCAAGATTTGGTTGCATTAATCTCTCACCTTGATTGGTACTTAATAAATTTCTTATATTGTTTTTTACAGCCTCCATTGTTGTTTTAGTGGTTGCAAACATACCATCTTTATCGTCACCCCTTCTAACTGGTAAATCCATTCCAATTTTAATGTTGGAATCTCTATCAACTATGTAAGGTTTTCTTGATGTATCTTTTACAGCCATTATAATATCCCCTCAATGTCCTCTTTAAATAATTTTACTGTTGTAAAATCTCGTTGCCCATCCTTATCATCAACATCAAATGCTCCTTGTGAATCTGGATCTTCTCCAATATAAACATATCCAGTAGATTGAAGACCACCACCATCCTTTCCCAAATCTAAACCAGGTAAAGTAGCTCCATCTTTCAGTAGTGGTTTAACAGCCATCTTAATAGCACCTTCAAGTTTGTCTATAAGTTCATTAACTACACTACCAACTCCAGGTATCATTCCACCCACCTTCTTTAAAGTTTTTAAAATTGGAGCTTTGTCTCCCAATAAGGTGTCCATTTTTACATCAACTGATTGAGCTGGAGTTCTTAAATCTTCAACAATAACAGGAGCTTTTAGTTGTGTAATTGTAAAATCAGCTTCAGTTAAAAATTTCGCTATAGCCTCAGTAGTATAATGAGCCTCCCTCTCAATTATAGAACCCGCTTTAGTATCTAATGGCGTTGTTATTCCTGAGTCTTTAGCAGCTTTTACTTTAGCATCAATTAAATCTTGTTTTAATCCCATTATTATTTTCCGTATTTTTGTTTTTGTTTTTCATCTGTTCTTTTTAAAACATCTCTATAATCTTTATTTACAAATTGCGCCATTGGGTCATTTGATGGAACTTGTTGTGGTGTATTTTTATTCATCATATTACCATATTGTCCACCAACTAATTCATTCATTCTATCCGATGTAAACTCGCTACCACCTAATGTCTTCCAATCATCACCATTAGCTGTTTCATTTAGTACATCATT